CGAAGATTCTGATATTCGTTATCAATTTTATAACAAGACTGAGAAGCGTATTCCGTTTGACCTTGAGTATTTCAATACAATCACAGGTGGTGGTACTCCAACCAAAACTCTGAACATTGTAATGGCAGGTACAGGCTGTGGTAAGAGTCTTTTTCTGTGTCATCATGCTGCATCCTGTTTGATGCAAAACTTGAACGTTCTGTATATTACACTTGAGATGGCAGAAGAACGTATTGCTGAACGTATTGATGCAAATCTTCTTGATACTCCCGTACAAGATCTTGCAACTATGCCAATCGCATCGTACAAGAAGAAGATGGAACAACTCAAGAAGCAATCAACAGGTAGACTTATTATCAAAGAATATCCTACCGGTGGAGCAAACTCAAATCACTTTAGAATTCTACTGCAGGAACTACGTACAAAGAAGAAGTTTAAGCCAGATATCATTTTTATTGATTATCTGAATATCTGTTCGTCATCGAGAATGAAGCAAGGTGGTAACACGAACAGTTACCATTACATCAAGGCTATTGCTGAAGAACTACGTGGACTTGCAGTTGAGTTTGATCTTCCGATCTTTAGTGCTACTCAAGTCAATCGATCTGGGTTTTCAAGCACGGACGTTGGTTTGGAAGATACATCAGAATCGTTTGGTCTTCCCGCAACTGCAGATTTCTTTGTTGCTTTGATTCGTACTGATGAATTGGATGACTCGAAACAACTAATGGTTAAGCAACTCAAGAATCGTTATAACACAACTGCTGTTAACAGAAAGTTTGTTATTGGTGTCGAATTCAACAAGATGAAACTACATGATGTTGACGAAGGTACACAGCCTGTAATGGTTAGTTCTAATCAAAGCAGTAACAAGGACAAGCGTAACAACGAAGATTCTTATTACAAGAGTATCTCCGAGTCATCAAAGCAACTTAGTTCCGGATGGCAGATGTAATGCAGACTGTTGTTGATAAAAAATATATTAATATGGTGTCTGCTTCTCTTGAAAAATTCAAGTGGAAGAAAGATAACATGGCAGCGTGTCGGTGTTTTAAGTGTGGTGATTCACAGAAAAATAAAACAAAGACTCGTGGATATTTTTATGTAAACAAGGATCAGTATTACTATAAGTGTCATAACTGTGGATTCTGTTGTACTGTAAAGACAGTTCTAGAAAACTTGTCACCACAGTTGGCAAAAGAATATTCATTAGAAACTTACAAAATGAATATTGGTCGTAATATGTTTATGACAGCAGATGTAGTTGTAAAGGAACGTATTGTTCCAGACTATATCGGAAAATGTATTACAGATCTCCCTAAAGATCATTACGCCAGAGAATACGTAATGAAGAGACAAATACCAGAAGACAAATTACACCTCTTATATTTTACAGAAGATTTTTCTAAGATTGCAGAGAAGTTTTTTAAAACTTCATTTAGAGAACCAAGACTTGTAATTCCTTTTTTTGATGACAAGGATAGAGTTGTTGGTGTTCAGGGTCGTTCATTTGAAGTAAATGCAAAAATTCGATACATTACATACAAGAGTCCACACATTGAGCGTTTATGGTATGGGCTGAACAGCATTAATGCTTTAAAGCCAGTTTACGTAGTAGAAGGTCCGATTGATTCATTGTTTGTATCGAATGCCATTGCCATGGTAGGATCTAGTTATCCAGACCCACTACCAACAAAAATTGAAAACAGTAAATTAATTTTTGTATTTGATAACGAGCCTAGAAATATTGTCTTACACCACATGATGGAAAGGGCAATAAACGAGGGTCATAAAATTGTAATTTGGCCTTCTATACCTGAAAAAGATATTAATGAAATATGTCTTAAATATGGTACAGAGAAGATGAAACAAATGCTAGATAGTAATACCTATTCGACAAATGCAGCCAGACTAAAATTTGGTGCATGGAAAAGATCTTAATATGATAAATGATAATTTAGACAATAATGATGGTATGGAAAAGAAAGTTTGTCAGGCTTTTTTACAGTTTAATAATTATTTTAGTTTATATGTAAAAGAAGTAGACATAGATTTATGGAATAGAGCAGTAGAGTTTGCAAAGGACAGCGTTGATGTCCCCGGTGTATCTTTAAAATTTATTGACAACGATAATATAGACGAGTAATAAAAAATTATGAAACAAAGAATAACTGTCCTCGATAAAGGACACGTAGATCTTATTGATGTGATGGGTTCCGATTTAACGGTTGCCAATGCAGCCCGAGTTTCTTTTAATAAAGAAAGCGAATGGGATACGGAACTTAATTGGCTTTCTAAAACAACAGATAATACCTTATCTGCAAAAGATAAAAAATTAATTTCTTATCTAGCCAAACATAAACATTGGACACCCTTTGCACATCCACAGATCACAGTAAGAATTAAGGCTCCTATTTTTATTCGCACTCAACTTTTTAAACACAAAGTTGGATTTGTAGAAAATGAAGTAAGCCGTAGATATGTAACTGATACTCCGGAATTTTATATTCCAAGATGGAGATCAGCACCAACCACTGGGGCAAAACAAGGAAGCACAGATTTTATTTTAGATTCTGTAGTTGAAGATAAACTGAATACAGAGTATAATATGGTTCTCGAAGGAGCTTTGAAAACATATGAAAATCTTTTGGAACAGGGTGTCGCCCCAGAACAGGCGCGATCCGTCTTACCACAAGGCGCGTATACGGAGTGGTGGTGGACTGGATCACTTGCGGGTTTTGCTCGGGTCTACACACAACGAAGTGAGGCACACGCTCAATGGGAAGTACGTGAGTATGCCAATGCGATTGCCGCATCGATTTCTCCGTTCTTCCCTGTATCTTGGGAACATCTGACTAGTAAGGATAACACATGACAAATTTATCACCATTTCAAGAATTTATTTTTATCTCTCGTTATTCACGTTGGATCAACTCACAAAATCGCAGAGAGACGTGGACAGAATGCGTAGATCGTTGGTGGGATTATTTCACCACTAAAGTTCCATCGTTACTCGAACGTCCCGATGTACGTGAAGCAATTCTATCACTCGAAGTGCTACCTTCTATGCGTAGTCTCATGACTGCAGGTAAAGCACTAGATCATGACAACACATGTCTATATAATTGCTCATACCTTCCTATTGATTCTATTGATTCATTTGCAGAACTATTTGTTATTCTCATGAATGGTACAGGTACTGGGTATTCTGTTGAAAGACAATATACAGACAAACTCCCAACTGTTGCTAACAAGATTGTAAAGAATTTTGATAAGATAATTGTTGTAGAAGATTCAAAGGAAGGTTGGGGAGATGCAATTAAAACATTGTTCAGTGATCTCTATGCTGGTAAGCATCCTAAATGGGACTTGTCAAAAATTAGAGCATCTGGTGCACGACTTAAAACTTTTGGTGGTCGTGCTTCTGGTCCTGCTCCACTAGACAATTTATTCAAATTTATAGTAAAGGTCTTCTACAATGCACAGGGACGTAAACTTTCGGCTCTTGAGTGCCACGACACCTGCTGTGCCATCGCTAATGCCGTAATCGTGGGTGGAGTCCGTAGATCCGCTATGATCTCTCTCAGTGACCTGGGAGACCGTGAAATTGCCATGTGCAAGAGTGGCGCATGGTGGGAGCAAGCCGGGTTCCGGTCTTACGCCAATAACTCAGCCGTGTATCGCGGAAGACCCCCCATGGGACAGTTTCTTGAGGAGTGGACCTCTCTGTACAACTCCCACAGCGGAGAACGCGGTATGATCAATCGTAGGGCACTTCAAGAGCAAGCAGCGAAGTCTGGGCGAGACCCGGATTGTGAATATGGTACCAATCCATGTGCAGAAATTATTTTGAAACCTTTTGAATTTTGCAATCTTTCAACGGTCGTAGTTCGTATCGATGACACTGCTGCAAGCCTAAAGAAGAAGATTGAAATTGCCACTATTATTGGAACTGTTCAGTCTACATTTGTGAAATTTCCTTATCTTCGTCCTGATTGGAAGAAGAACTGTGAAGAGGAAAGATTGCTTGGTGTCTCCATGACAGGAATTTTTGATAATAAACTTACCAGCGGTCTTGACGGTAAGCCAAAACTTGTTCGACTTCTTGAGAATCTTCGTGACCATGCAACGGCTACAAATCTCAAATGGGCAGAGAAGTTGGGTATTAATCCTAGCAAGTCAATCACTTGCGTCAAGCCAGAAGGCACTACTTCTTGCTTAGTGGATTCAGCTTCGGGTTTACATCCACGCTATGCGGATTATTATTTCCGCAGAATCCGATTGGACAAGAAAGATCCTTTGTATAACTTGATGAAGGATCAAGGAGTCCCGTGCGAGGATGATGTGATAAACCCAACTTCTACTGCCGTATTTACTTTTGCAATGAAGGCTCCTCGTGGTACTGTTACTACAGAAGATCTTCGTGCACTTGACCATCTTGATCTGTGGAAAACATATCAAGAACATTACTGTCATCACAAGCCTTCTGTTACCGTCAACTACAAGGACAGTGAATTCCTTGAAGTAGGCAATTGGTTGTGGGAGAACTTTGATATGGCAACAGGTATTGCATTCTTACCGGGTGGTGATAATCATACATATGCTCAGGCACCGTTTGAGCAAATTGATTCTGCAACCTATGCAGCCCACCCAAAGGTCAAGGTTAACTTTAATGATCTCATGAAATATGAGATGGAAGACAACACAGAATCTGCTAAAGAATTTGCTTGCAGTGCAGGTGGTTGTCAGGTAGTATAAATCATGTTCCTCGGTAGCTCAGTTGGTAGAAGCGCGAAACTGTTAATTTCGATGTCGCTGGTTCGAATCCAGCCCGAGGAGTTTCAATTATGGTTATGTTGATTTTCTTATCATTCCTTGGTATAAGTATAGCAAATTGGATCTATGCTGATATATGCTATTCTAAAACATATAATGATAAGCCTTGGACAGTTTATGGCTTATGTATGTTGGCTGCATTCATTAGTACTAATGGTTGGTATTTTTTAATAAGAAATATTAAAACTCCCAAAGAACTTTTAATTACAAATATTATATGGGATGTGGGGGCTACAATATTATGTGTTGTATTCCCCATTATGTTATATAATGTCAAATTTGATATGAAAACAATAATAGGATGTATGATTGCAATCCTTGGATTACTTATTGCAAAAATATAAATCATGGCAAAGAAACAAGTAAAAAAAGTATGTATCTCTTGTAAAAAAAATAAAGTACAGAAACACTTTAGAAAACAAAGAGGTGCGTGTAGAGCATGTGAAGCATATGCTACGAGACTTAGACGATACGATAACCCAATTCGTTCTCTACTAACAGGCGCAAGAACTAGATCAAAGCGTAAAAATATAAAATTTGATATTGAGGAATCTGATATTGTTATTCCAGAGGTATGTCCTGTTTTGGGGATACCGCTTATTCTTTTTGGTCCACCTAATTCACCACATCTACCGTCTATAGATAGAATTGATAACAATAAAGGTTACGAGAAAAACAATATTGCTATTATTTCTTTTAAAGCTAATACTTTAAAATCTAATGCTAGTTTAAACGAATTAAAACAATTAGTCAAATATTGCGAAGATCACACAAACAAATAAATTAACATCCTATAAATAATAGGATGTTTCATACAATTGTTGGTATCGATTATTCAATGAACTCTCCATGTATCTGTATGTTTGATACAAGGAGAACATTCTGTTTTGAAAATTGTCAGTTTTATTTTTTAACAGATGTTAAAAAGTATGCGAATACATTTTTAAATAATATTCATGGTGAACCTTTTTGTGACTATAATTGTGACACAGAAAGATTTGATACGATATCATCATGGGCTTTAAATCTCTGCATAGGTGCAGCCGAAGTTTCCTTAGAAGGTTATGCATATAACTCAACAGGAAGAATCTTTAATCTAGCCGAAAATGTTGGTATATTAAAACACAAACTATACAAGAATGCTATTCCTCTTAGCGTTATAGAACCAAGCCGGGTGAAGAAAATTGCAACCGGTAAAGGTAATGCAGACAAACAAATGATGTTTGATTGTTTTGAAGCAGAAACTAGAGTTGATCTGAAATCTGTATTGTCACAAAAAACACTATCTAATCCTGTTACGGATATTATAGATAGTTTTTATATTGCCAAAATTTTGGCAGCAACCAAACTCAATCAAGAATCTTGACTGTGAATGATTCGACTAAAGGTGCTGGTAGGGATTTCTGAATCTCATAGTTTCCCCAATTCTCCTTCAATACTCCGTCTTTTACCAGTTTGGCAAGTGTTGCATCTAGCGTTTTGTCTTTATTGCTAAATGATATGTGTTTTTTGCCATTATCTAATGCTAGTTTGATTGCCATAGCAACGCTTTCCCCATAGGGATAATCGTCAAACTTTTTATTTTTAACATCTGGTAGGATATAGTGAAGAAATCCAGCTATGTCTGCTTTTGGAACGATGGCAGAATGTCTCATAGCACACGACGGAGATCCCATGTTATAAACACTGTGATCTCCCATAACATATTTTTCTATAATAAATCTGCTTCTCATTGCGTAAATATTTATGTTTTATTAATTACCCCTACGCTCAGTAGC